ATAAATAACCAACAATTTCTGTTGCATTAGCATTTAATTGTGGAGTAATGCGATTTGGCGCAACTCTTGTCCATTGACGAACTCTTGCTCCATCTGAAACTGAGTAAGCGTCTAAACAAATTCCATACCCGACACCATAGAATAAAATATCCTCTGCAAGCCATGCATAAACAGCTGATCCAGTAATTCTTGCATCTGGTTGCCAAATTGCCTGAACTGGTTCAACATGTGCTCCAGTAAATTTGTTATATCCCTCTAATGGTAACGATCCAATTGTTGAACAAATTATATTTCTTGCTCTTGCTAATGCAGGAACTGACATTGCTTGTTCGCGAGTTGCAGTTTGGTGTGAAAAATAAATTCCACCTAAAGCCTGTTGAATGTTGTATGGCGCATTAGCAGCGGCAACATCAACGCTATCTGTTGCAGTTTTAGTATTTACTTGAAAACGATCGAATAATCCCATTAGCACATAATATACCATATTTCCTAATTATCCGACTTGTATATCTATTTCCGTTTCTTGTTGTGTCGCAAAATATGTTGCAAGACTAGATGCCACCGCTGCACAGACGGCGACACGACTAGCCCTTCTTCCAATGATCCATGACCCATCCCCATAGGGCAATTTTGCAGCTGATAATGTTTGTTGAGTTAATTCCTCTTGCCCACCATGTTGAAGTCTGTGTGAATTTATTGCTCCAAGCCATCGATCGCAACTTTCGGCATAAATCGCACCATCCATATCGGTAATTGGAATTCCTGCTGGAACTAAACGGCTTGCAATAGCTTGAGCCGTTCTTTTTGAATACGCAACCGTCTGCACATTGTATTTTCTAACATAAGGCGCAATGTCATTGGCAACTGCTAGGTCATTTATTGAATAATCGTTTGACCAAGTATGAAGCAAAACCAAATTAAATCTTTCACCCGATAATTTTTGGGTAGCGACTAATGCGCCAAATTTTCTATCTGGACTTAAATCTAATCCAAACCAAGTTTCTTTGTGAGGGTCTAAAGGTATTGGGTCGGTCTGACATAAAGCCCATTTTTGGGCATCGATAGCTGAATTTATAGTATCAACCCATAAACACATTACCTCAGTTTTTACAATATCAGGCGGATCGTTAATTACTGCTTTTAAGTTATCTGGATGCATTGTTATGCCCAGCGATGGGTTGGCTTGAGCAAATGCTGACCAATTGATTTCACCTGACGGAAGGGTAATCGGTGAATCAGGTTCGGCACTCCATTCAAACCAACCTATCGTGTCGGATGGATTCGTGGACGCTGCAAGTCCACGCTCCCTAAGCTTATTGAGAATAACGCTGTGTTGATCTCCAGCATTTGAATAAGTCCACACTTGAGGATTCTTTGATGCCATCATGGTATATCGCATTGATGACCAAGCATCTTCATCTTTGTATTCGCGTAATTCATCCAAATGGATTGTGGATGGAGCTGAAATTCCTCGACTCGCATTGTTTGCTGCTTTTACCACAAACCTGCGACCGCCTTTGAGTTCCATTTCCTCAGCACCATGTTGCCATCGGATTTTCTTTACCTCTGACGCAAGTTTGTCATTTGATTCAATAATGCCAACCATTTGTCTAAATGTTTCGAGCGAGGTTGTAAGTCTATGAGCTGATGATAATTGTAAATTTTCACCCCATACATACATGCCAGTTAAAATCCTAATTAACATAAATGTCGATTTTCCATTCTGTCTGGCAAGGCACAAATTATTAAGTTGAGAATGCCACCTACCATCCTCTTTGATTTTATGACCATGAATAGCCACAAACTTTTGCCAATCCATCAACGGAATGCCAATCTCAGCTGCAAAGTCGATCATTTCATGTCCTTTTGAAGGTAAATCATTCAAAGGTGAGTGAATTCGTGGAGTTGCCACACCTCCTATTTTCGATTCATCCCAATCCTTCAAGATCTCTCCCGTTTGTAAGTTAATCAAGCTGATCCAGTTGGTTCATGTCCAATTGAGGTGTTTTGTGGGTTAGAAAAGGAACGGGGGGTCGGTGGTGTTCTCTTGCTCACAAAAAAACGCCCACCCTTCGCTAAATTACATCTTTTGCAACTTGCAACTAAATTATCATCACTATCAAGACCACCTAATCGTCTAGGGATCACATGATCCACAGTATCAGCCTCTTGAGCACAGTATTGGCATACAAACGCATCACGCCTAAGAATTCTTTCTCGAATGTTTCGCCATTGTCTAGTCGATCCACTATCCCTTAACGCTGATCTACTCAATGCCATCCCTTTGTCTTGAAATGATCTAACGCTTTACACATAGAACCATAACGCACATTGTTGTATTTGATTCCCCATTCAACCTGTTTATATCCATCAGCTTTTAATAGATATTTACTCTTGCCTTGAGGAATACCATAATGACCATTGTTGTGCGCTAAAGGATTCCATCTTGATTCTTTGTAATACAACTCATCTAAACAGTAAAACTCATCAATATCATTAAGCTGTATGAAAGCCCATTGTCTATAAGTATTTATGCTAAGAGCATTAGCGGAATAATCTTTTAAAATGCCTATGTTCAAGGCTACGGACAGAGATATCACCAAACCAAACCTTGCGATCTTTCTGCTTCGCAGATCGCCCTTTCGCTCTGAAAGCGAATTTGCGTTTAAGGGTATCATATATGTCAAATAGGATTTCATTTTAATTAAAATAACCGCAGGTCAGACGGCGTGTTGTAGAATGGCACAATGTTGTATTGATCGATCCATTTTTCATCAAATCCTGAATCCATTATTCACTCCTAATCAATTTACAGGTATGACAATCTTGATCTGCAAACTGCCATGATCCACATTTATTGCATCTTTTAACTGGTTCTTGAGTGTCAGTAGCTTCTGCTAAATTCTTTGTGCCAATAGCGCAACATTTAAGGCATTGATAAACCCTAAAGCCATCAGCTGTGGAATATCCGTCCATCCAAACAAAGTCTGAATTGGCTGAACAGAAATTACATCTGAATTTAACCATTTTTGCCAGCCCATCCCGCGCCCTTGAAAATTGCTGGAACAGCTGTAAAAACACGCCTTAATTGTGTTCCACATACTTGACAATGAGGGATTTTATGATCCATTGGTAAATCCAATACAATCAGCGATCCCTCACCATCGCACACATAGTCGTATTTAGGCATTATATGGAATTCGATTTATTGCGTGGCAGGAATAGCATCGAAGCAGATCGCCCTCGTGAAGTAATCTGTCATCGTTGCATAGTTCGCAATGCTCAGTTGATGGCTCTACGATTACACCGTCATCCGTAAAGGTGGCGGTTAATCCAGAGCCGTCAATGATTTGTAATTCACCCATTTATTCACCTCCCTCGCATTCACCTTTGCATTTTATGATCCTAAATTTCGTTCCTTGACATGTTACTAAGTAATAACCATTTTCATCAATAGTCATTTCTTGAATAACAAATGGATATTCTTTAGGCATTATTCAACTCCCTCAAAATACCATTTTCCATTAGCTGTAAGTTTTGCCCATTTAGCTTCGCATTGTTTGGCTTTGCAAACATATCCATAATAAGGCTTACCTCCTTTTGAAACTCCATTTTTGAGAATATGACCATGCTCGCAAGCAGGTGGCTCATTAGGAGTTGATGATCCAATTTGATCTACAACATCACCAACAGACCAAGCAACTGGAGCAACATGTTCATCAGCTTCAAATGAAGTTCTAAGTGCAGTTTCAATTGCAGCGGATCTGCCGAACTTTCCGTAGATATTCTGCTTAGCCTCTAACTTCTCTTTGAATGATGGATTTACTTCCACCTTTTTCATGTCATCCTTAGTTGCAGTTTTATCAGATCCTTTAAGTAGAATGATTGCCCTACCTAATGCGCTTGTCGCAGTATCCTCAACATAAAACTTTTTCATATTAGGAATATAAGTTTCTCTAGACCCAAATGCCACATTGGATACAGCTGGTGATTGATCTTTACTATCTCGCCATAATGTTGATTGAATTAAAATATAACCATTTACAGGATCATGACTTATCACCGATAGATCAGATCGACCCAACGGGAAATTGCTAATAAACCATTTATTAAGAGTTGCCACATCCTCGTAATCCTCAAGATTGAACGCCATTATTGATCCTCCCAGTTTTCGTCTTGGACTGCATCAAGCACAGTTTTATAGACAGATCCATAGGCAATGAAGTCTTTGATGCTGTCGTAATGATCTGGAGTTTCAGTAAGCCTAGAAACCTTGACCAATGCCATGCACAATGCAGCTTGGTGTGGTGTAATTGGGAAATCGAGATATGCAGACCATAAACCTGCAATTCTTTTGTGATTGTAGTATGGATGTCCATAGACACTTCCACGCTGTTGGATCGTAGTAATGACCTCATCAAAAAGACTCTCAGTTTTTGTCATAATCAAAAACCTGATCTAATTTCATTTCTTTAATTCTGGCTTGGTGTTCAATGCAAGATTTCCATCCAGCTGATCTGCCACACCAAAATCCAGCCTGATATGCGTTGTTTTTAATTGTTGCAATGATCCAATAGATCGTGCCTAATCCCAGCATTATGTAAAACCACATAAAGCCAGCTTCTCTTAGTGTCATGTCGCTCCCTTACATATCCACAACGGTTGTGAACGCATAAAGTATGACCTAAATCAATGACGCTGGGTTAATTTCTTTCGGCGTGTTCTATAACGATTAGATAACGCTAATATCCTCAAAATCGTCGATATGGTCATCAATCGTCCGATCCCGATAATTGGTTTCAAGACCCATAAGAGAATTTATTGTAGCTAAATGAACCGTCATGATTGACTGGAACTACTTCTACGCTCATGCCTTTCTTGCCAAAACTGAGCACCACAAATCCCATATTCCAGTCGGCTGAGGCGTATTTAAGGTAACTAGCCTTATTTTTCATATCCATAAGGTGTCCTGCCTCAATGCCCCAAATGTTTGAATAACGCCCGTTTAAGCCAGTTTGATGCCTCACAGCACCCTGCCTATGGGTATGCCCACAAACCACGCTATTTCCCCACTTTTTGGCAAGATTTAGGGCAGTTATACCAGCATGCTTAGACATCACACCTTCATCGCCATGAGCCAAATAGAATCCACGCTCAAATTCATAAGCTCTTTTATGGAATCGTATGCCCAAATCTGAGTAACCCATGAATTTTTCATAAACCAATTCTGGTAATCCAAGCAATGATGGAGCACCCTTTAACAGGGTCGTAAATAATCTATCGGTATGATTTGATCTGATTATGTCGGTTGTGCCAAGATCGTAAAGAATGTCCTGAGCAATTGATCGCTCTTGATCTAAAGTTTCGGCAAACTCAGTTTTTGTGCCTTTTACCCAACGAGATTGGGAAGTCATATCAAGCTCATCACCAACATTTAATACATAATCAAATTTTTCATGTTTGCTCATTTTAATGAGGTTTTTGACAGCTGATGGGTGATGCAGAGGAATTTGTAAATCTGGCGTGACTAAATACCTACGGTTGGCTTTAATTAGTCGTCATCCTCATCGGGAGTAGGAATAGTTGGGATAATTCCCTTATCGCCTACAATCCAATCAGGCATACTTTCAGGACTATCCATTAAATAGAGCGCAACAGACTCAGAAAATCCAGCCTTGCGTGCAGCTCTAAACATCTCATGTTTTGCTATATACCATTGATCTAATTTAGTTAATGGCTCAGGAGTGTGGCGAACTACGCGACGATTGATCTTTTTGCGTTTGATAGGTTTTCGTGTGTTCGCCATGATTAAAATTATGACTTGCTAATTAAAATAAATAGATCATCGACACGCTTTTCAAGTCGATTTATTTGATCCTTAATTGAGGAGCCACCGTTAGGCCGTAACTCATTCAAATAGGATTTAATAAGAAAGCGAACTCCCAGCAATAAACTTGAACATATGGCGCATACGCCAACGGCGATAGCGACCCAATCGTTTGCAGACATTACTTAGCATTAACACCTAGATCAGTATCCTTAGGATCTAGTGCTTTAATTAGAGGAGCAACTAGCGCTCCAAGAAGGACAGAATACTCAGGCTTAACATCGCCAGCAATTGCCAACCCGACGGTAATACCTGATGCAGCCACAGCTCTTAAATATGACTTAATTGCTGCCTTATGCTTTTTGTTTATTTTCATGATTTACCTCCGAGTAGTGGTATGTCAAAAAACTCTGAATTATTGTCTTGATCTTTTTTAAAACTGATATGAATATGATGATTATGTTTATTGATGCCTTTGTATTTACGCCATTTCCAAGAAAGTAAAGGAGAGGCTATTTTTTCCTCAAAAATTACATAAGCGATACGCCCATGATTTTTCCCATACAGTCGAACTTGATCTGCCAAATACGCTGAAATCCTTTTGTCGTCAGATAACCCAGCAGAAATGTCCAGTCCTCTAACGCATCCTGTTTTTTCGTCAGGGTTGTGATCGGATTTTGGTGCTCTGGATACATGTGCCAGAGAAGCAATCCATCCATCACTTTTACGATCCCTGTCTGGGAAGCAATCATCAGTTTGTTCTCTAAACTGAACGGCAGCTTTAGATAACCAAGCCTTCATTAGCCAAGTATCGTTTTTAATTCATCGGCAGTTAAACCAATGCGATCAAGAATTGCTGCTTTAGCAGTTTCTTTTGCTATTGCTTCGGCTTTAGAAATTGATTGTGCTTCTTGATCTGCTTGATATTGAGCAAACTCAGCGTCATTCATTTCACGATCAATTACTTCATCAGTTTCTTGATTATGTATTCTAATCATTGGTCTTGTTGATTTAGCCATATTATTTCACTCCATAAACTAGAACAGTTCCACCAGACCAAGTGCCTGATGCTAAAGTAAATTGAATTGATGATATGGCAGATGCACCACCATAATGTCCAGCAGATAAAATTGTTTGTCTACTGCCAGCAGCCAGTTTTGTAGTAGAAGTTGCATTTACAAATTTATTACCAGTTGAAGTATAATTATATACATTTATTGCAACAGAACTTTTATTCAATGCTGTTGTAGATGATGTGGTTTGCATAACAGTAATTTGATTTGTTGGATTATCATTAAATGGATAATTTGTGTTATCTTCTAAAAAATAACCGCCTGAACTATAATTGTTACCAGTATCAGTATTAAATCTAGTATTGACTGTAATAGAACTTCCAGACGCGTAAGCATCATTAATAAGAATTAAAAGATTTGTGTAACTCCCAGAAATGCTTGTAATTGAAGTGCTTGATCCTGAAAGTGTAGTTGTTGATAACAAAGTCATTCCACCACTTGAAGCAGTTGTCCATGCAGGAACTCCACCACTTACTGTTAATACTTGGCCAGTAGTTCCAATTCCAAGTCTTGTGTTTGTGTTAGCAGATGATGAACGATATTCAATATCGCCAAGAGTTGTTGATGGATTCAAGTTTTTAGTAGTTGTATCAATGGCAGTTCCAAGCGTTCTTATCGCTGATGCGCCATCCTTAACTAAGCCTGTATCGTCAGGCGTTGTCCATGAATAGTTAGTGGTTGTTGCCATTCTGCTCCTTTAGGCGACTATTGTCGCATTTTCCCATGTTAGTATAGCGGATAGAGTATTCCATTTCTCGCCAACAGGCACAGTATTCCATCGCATCGCGACTTGGCTGAAACTGACTGGTGAAACATTGATTGTTAAAAATAGTTCTTTATAACCTGTGCTCCAACGCCATCCTTCAACATATCCCTCAAATTGACCGCCTGAAATTTGAACTGGAAGGTTTTGTATATTAACTGGCATGCCCATGAACACGCCAAGCAAGGCATCCCGATTGGCATCACTCAATTCTGGACTAGTAATTGGAAAGGTGATGCTATCAAAAACTGGATAAGGATAAGCTCTTTGATTGATATATCGATCTGCTACGGCTTGAGCATCAACGGCACTATGAAGGGTTGTGTTTAGACTTTCGGATTTGTAACCATAAAGAGCAATTGAAGTAGTTGAGATTGCAGTTTTTTGAGATCCATAGTTGTTACCATAATTTACATAAACATCATTTCGAATATCACCTGATCGAGTTGTGGTTCGGAGTCCAGATCCTAAAGCATCATTAGCTGTTAAATCTGTGTAACCATTAGCGAGCAAATAACTCTGACGATGATCTGCATCTGCATAACCGATATTTCCTTGATTATCCTCATACAAATATCCAAATGCTGAATTGGCTATAAGTCCTGCAATATTGTAAATGGTATCTGGTGATGCGGCGCGATTTTCCATTGTGTAAAGTCCAGGAATATCAATTTCCCCAAGTCCAAGATTTACCGCATTAGCCCATGTTTCAGTTGCAGAATATCCAGCCCAAGTTGAAGCCGATGGCACATCAGTCCATTTGCCAAGTAATACACTAGATAACAAAGTGTAAATTTGATTTCCATCCTCATCTTGAGAAATGGTCGAATTGTAAATTTGTTTGGCTAATTTGGCTAAAGATCCCATAGCTAGGATTGTGTAATTTATGACTGTTCCAACAGATCCAGTTGCTTGAACCTCAACAGTTAAATCGGTTATATCACCACCAAAAAGATTCACATAGGTATTTGAACTATTTTTAATTTGTAAGGCTATTGCATCATTAATTGCAAAAGGTAAGGTTGTGCCATTTGTTGAAATTAAAGTAATTTGTATATAAGAGGGCGCAGGTTGGCTATAAATGTCAGTTCTACCTGCTTGGTGAGCAATATCGCTTATAGCGATGTTTGTATAGTCAGTTCCAGCAACTGTCAATTTCCAACTAGGATTGAAAACTGTCATTAGTTACCTTTGATACTTGTGCCGCTTAATGAAGGAACGGATCTAGCCGCACTTTCGTTAATTACTTTAGCCACAGCTCTTGCAGCACTTTCACTATCTAAAGTATTGATTGTGATTTGAGTTACGCCTTGACCTGTTGTATATCCACCGTTTGGAAGCGTGCTAGTTTTGCTTTGACCAAGCATTGTGCCAGTTAATGATGGATTTGGAATATAACCAATGTCGGCACCTGGCTTAACGATATTGATTAATCTAATTGCTTGATTTGCAAACTCAACCAATAATCCAATTGCTTCTCTAACAAATGTAATAAAGCCCGAAATGATACCAGCGACAACTCTGATTGCATTTCCAAAACTAGCAGCACCTTTTTGGCTTTCATCAAGAGCTGCTTTTAATCCCTCGTCACCAGTAAGTCCAGCAATAAAAGCATTCAGGGTTGGAAGTCCAACATCATTCAAATAAGTAATAAATTGTTCTACAAATGGAAGCAAAGCATTTCCAAGACTTTCTTTTGCTTCGTTAAATCCAACAGTTAATCGATCAATTTTGCCTTGAAAGGTTTCAGCGTTTGTAGCCGCTGCGCCACCATAAAGATCAGATAGTTTTTGTTGAACATCGGTAAATGTCATTGTCTTAAGTTCGGCAGCTGATAAACCAACCCCTAATCTGCCTAAAGCAGTTGATTGACCGTCATGGGCTTTACCCAAAGCATTGGCGACCGTTTCTAAATCTTTTCCTGAGCCTTTGCTTATATCTAAAGCAAGACTTAATAATTTTTGGGCTTCCTCGGTATCTTTTGTTGATACAGCTAATCTTTGTAGAGCTGGGCGCAATTTATCGTCGGCAACACCTGTGGCTAGGGAAGTTTTAAGGATCATGTCCTCAGTAGCCTTAATTTGACTATCAGTAGCCCCTGTAGCCTCTCTTAGGGCATTGGCTAACCTAAACTGTGCCTGTTCATCCTCAATGGCAGCTTTGACCCCATCAATGGCTAATTTAGTGCCATAAGCAACAGCGGCAGCGGCAGCAACCGCAAATGCAGTAGCAGCCTTTTTACCAAACTCTGAAATCTTATTTGAATTGTCCTCAACGGCTTTATCAGCTTCGCCTAACTTCTTTTTTAAGTCATCAACATCCGCAAGAATTGATAACTTTAATGTGCGATTACCAGTAGCCATTAGACCCATTCCTTAATGATGCGATCAAAACTTTGTTCCCATTTATCAATCAATTCAGGCTGAATTCTACGAAGGGTTGGATAAATGAACCATCCGCGAGATCCACGACCTTGTCGCCCAGAATATGAAGGGAACTGTTTGAATTTATTTGAACCAAACTCAATGCCACCCCATAGGGTTTGTGTAGTAGCACCACCTGAAAACTTTTGTCTTGCAAAACCGTAACTGAACTCACCGATTTTGCTCGATTTAGAGATGCTAACGCCATCCGCGACTCTCTCTGCAACCTTGCCAGCTTTTGTTCTAGTTCTAGCTGCTTGTTTAATTTCCTCAGATGCAAAATACGCCAAAGCAGCAGATTGCGCTCTTGCTTCCTCAGTAGCCTGTTCATCCATAAGTTTGAATGCTTTGTAAATATCGCGCAGATCAGATTTGTTGTAGGCAATTGTTTCATCCGCCATTCCTCTGCTCCAATATCTCGATCGCTGTTAATATGTCGTCTGCATCAACCCATTCACGCATTGGTATTTGTGTGGCTATTGCCAACTCAACCAATAATCTGTTTAGGCTTCCTGCTGCGTGACTTTTGGGTCTGCATCACCGACAATTACATCGGCAATAGTTTCCATCCAAGCCTCAAACGGTTTAACTGGTTTTCCAGCAGCTTCACGCTTATGAGCGTTCCATGCTAAAAACATCAGATCCCACATTCCAAGTTTTTCTTTTGCTTGACTTATGGTGTGACCAGTTGATTTTTCCCATTTAGCCCACTCAGGCGGTTGGGCAATATAAGTTGCTTGCTCGCCTGAGTTATATTCAATTGTAATTGGTAGTTTCATTGTGCTCCCGTTTTTCTATTATTAGCTAACTGTTAAGGTTGGCTTTGCTGTGCATTGTAGTGTAAATGAAACCTGTTGTGCATCCTTACCATTTCCATTTGGATTTGGAAAGTTTGGATAAACAGATCCAGTAAATACTGCGCCAGTTGCAGCTGTGAATGAATATGTCAATGCTGTATCTGGAGCTGATGATGCTGCTGCCCATAATAATTCGCATACGGAATACGCTGCTCCAGTTGATGCGCCCCAATCGGCAAGGATTGTTAAATCCATTGTGCAATCTGTATCGATTGATTTGAATACGCGACCATCAAGAGTTTCATACGCTTGACGATCTAAAGTTGTGTTTAACGCAACTGATAATGCTTGGGCATCGTATGACTTACTATCAATAGTAAGAGCCAAATCGCGCCCTG